TTGTTATTCCTTTGTGTGTCAGTTTTTTTTCGCGTGTGTCGCCTTATTTTTTTTTGTTTGGTGTTTTGGTGTGTTGTGTGGTATGATTGTGTTGTTGGTTCGGAGTGGTTAATGTTAGGAGATTGATTATGATGAAGAAGAATAATATTCGTGGTATTGTTAAGGTTTTAAAGAATGAGAAGAAATGTAGGCATATGCCTGATGACATCCTTGTGAATGTATGGTATTGTAATGGTTTTATCTATGCTACCGATAGATTTAGCGCTGTGAAGATTGAACAGAAGCTCGACGGAATCAAGGATAATCAGTATCTTACGATTGAGGACTTGGAGTTTTTTGTTAGAAATGCGAGGTCAAATATTGACATTGATTGGTCTATAATGCCTTGGCATGAAGCCAAAAGTAGCTATCCTAACTTGGACAGACTGTTCGATGAATCGAACTATGGCGATGGTGATGATAGTAGGATATCCTTGAATGGATTTTCGAATCTCATTGTGGTAAATCCCGAACTTCTTATCACAGTATGTGAAATCCTTGATGACAAGGGCATGAAAAAACCCGTACCGATGGTGATGAGCGTCAACAAACAGAGTCCCAATTTTAAGGCGTTGAGGTTCACTGTTAGTTGTCTGAAGACAACAGTGCTTCTTGTGCCTATGCGTTCGGTGCAATAGGTGTTGGTTTGGTTTGGAAAGGATTGGTTAATGTTAGGAGGTGATGGTATGATTTTCTCTGATCGTACTAGTTTTCCTTATATTGTAGATGGAATTTTGTGCATTGTTGTTGGGGATGTAAATGCTCCATTTTCTTATGACCATATTACTGATTCTGTATGGTCTCTGTTTTAGCCATAAAAAAACAGCCCCTCTTTCGAGGGGCCGTGTGTTTTCTTGTCACCATTTGCCGGTTGCGTTGATTCTTTCCTGCATTTTTCTTATTGCGTCTGATGGTCTGTCGATTACGCCGTTTCCGGTTGTGCCGTTGTAGCGGACGAGTATTCTTCCTACCCATGTCGGCCCTATGTATCTGGGGTCGTTTGTTGTGCCTAGTTCGGCGCTCATGCTTGCGATGAGGTCGCTTCCTCCGGTGCCGAATTGTACTGCGGATATTGGTGTTGTCCACTTGTTTCGATACTGTCCGCTTATGATGCCGTCAGGGTTTGTTCCTTGAATGGTTTGCAGGGCCTTGGCGAGCTGGTGGCCAAAATAGCCGTCTACGTCTACATGTATCCTCGTAGTGTCTGATGGTGCGGGTGTGGTGTTTATGCCGTTGTATCTTAGTACGCAGTTCCATGGGTAGTCGTAGTAGTTCCTGATGTTTGTTTCGTTGCTTTGGTCGCCCTCTCGTCCTCCTGATGCTCTGCCTCGTTCGTCTATGGATGCCTGTGCGATTTTATTGTTGCCAAGGTATACTGCTACGTGGTGTACGTCGTTGAGTAGGATGTCTCCGGCCTGTTTGGGCGTGTTTGGTGGTAATACTGTCCAACCGTTTTTAGTGAATGCTTCGCGCATGTTTCCGGTATAGCTTGCGTCGCCTGTATTGAATCCTGCTTCGCGTGCGGCGAATATCACGAGTGACGAACAGTCTGCTGCTCCTCCGTCTCGAATGTCCCATCTGTGGTTTTGGTCATATCCTAGTGACGCGGTGGCGCACCAGTATATCATTCTGTTGACGAATGTTTGTATGTCAGGCATTGCTGTCATCTTCCTTTTTGTTGTTTTTGGTTGCTTCGACGTATCGTGTTACGATGGTGTCATCGGCGGCGCTTGTGTTGAATAGCTTAAGTATTGGCTGATCTTTAAGCTCGGGGAATATGGCTATGACGTTCTCCACTATGGATACTGCCTCTGATAGGATTATCATAATGCAGAGCGGTATGAGTATCTGTTTATTAAATCCTAGATCGAGGTGATTTTGAGCGAGGTCTATGAGAACAGCGAGAGCCATGAGAATAATATACGCGGCCTTATGCCATATTCCTTGCCTGATTGCCGACGAACTGAGATTGTGTTGCGCGGCTCCTTTGATGAAACCGCTTATCACATCCATGATGATGAATATTGCCACCAATGCTATTGCCCATTGGCGTGCCGCTTCGCTGAGTCCTATGAATGACATGATGTCTCCTATTCTGATTGTTGCCTGTACCATTCTGATCCTTACATCATCGAGCCGAACATGTTAATGAACATGCTCTTCATCGTAGCACTCTCGAAGAATAATCGTCCGCCACGATATGCGGCGGTGAGTCGTTTAAGTATATCGTCGCGCTTTGAGATTAGCGGCATGTCTTCGGTGACGTTCGTTGCCATCGTGGTTCGCCATCGTTCGTTTTTTGGATGTTTTGCGGATAGTGTGTAATATGATTCCATGCTGACCATGTCCTGATGTGACCATATGCGGAAATCGCCCATTTCTGACTGAATAGTGAAACTGTACGAATCGTCGGATCGACTCAGGGGGCGTAGCATGTTATCGCCAGCATCCTTGAATTGATTGTCCATAGCATACTTGGCGTATTCCTGATTAGATATGAACTGTCCGAACCTGGTCTCTTTGACCTTGGAGCTGAAGCCTTTGTAGTCGGCCATTTCCACGGCGATATATCCGTTGGCGTATTTGCGTACTGTTGTCCGCTGATTTTCCACTTCCAACCCATAGATGGCGAAATACGGGTTAGACAATGATACTGCGTTGGATAGTGCTATGAGCCTGACTCTATCATGCCAGCGATCTATGGTACTGTAGAGTTCCTGAAACTGCTCCGTCTCATTAGGCAGATATCCTTGGCCGCCCTTGTTGGGGAATATCTCTTCGAACAGTATCCAGTTGACATGCGGGTATGGTATTGATTTGAGGCCGCCTGATGTGCTGAGGGCCATGATCGCTCCCATGTTCTCCCAAACAATCTCTTTCTTGGATGCCTTGGGATTGCGGCATATCTGTAGATCCATGCCCTCCACTCGGAAAGCGTACGCGGGAAACACTGTTTTCATGTCGTCGAACAGTTTCGTGCGAACCTTTTTCACCTCTTCCTCGGTGCGCCTGAGGTAGATGAATTGTTCTCCGTTATTGATGTATTTGCGTATGACGAACCGGAGCGCCCAGTATGTCTTTCCCAGTCCTCTAGCGCCCAGTATGAAATTCCACATAGCGTTTACCGAGAGAATGTCATGCCCGTCGTAATAGTCCGCCTCGGTGAGCATTCCGTTCTTGCCTTTTGCCGCCATATCATCATCTCCTATAAGTGTCTCCGTATCTTCCAGCGTACCATTGCGGGGGCTTGATCGGTGAACTGTCGTTCTGATGGCCCCTTGCCGGGGCCGCCGTGTGAATATAGGTGGCCGCTTCCATCTCCGGTGAATATTTCCTCATGGTCATAGTCCCCAGTCACGCCATTACGTGCCCAGTCTATGACGAGAATATCGGCCGCCTTGACCTTGGCTATAGCGTCTGCAACGGAGCTTGTGGACGAGTTGGCAACTTCGGTGCCTAGGGACTGTTCCGTTCCCGTCCATGTCCCTATGTCTTTGCCTATGGCGAAATGGTATGCAGACCATATCAATCCCGAACAGTCCGTGTATCCTGTCGCGTCGGGGTTGAGTCGGCCCGGCCCTTGTGAATAGTTGAATTTTCCCATGCGGTCACTGATCCATTTAAGCACTTTGGCCGCATCCCCAGAAGCGTTGCCGCTACTGTCGCCTCCTCCTGTGCTCTGTCCGCCGCCTGTTCCTCCGCCTGCTATGGTCTGCCCTGTTATCGTGCCGCCCTGCCATGATTGTGCGGACGTTTTGTATAGACGCTTTTTAGTGCCATTCTCGTTGTATACGAGATCATTCCCGAACACGGTAACCATGACCGGCTTGTCGGGTGTCGGCTGTACCGAGGGGGCGGTGTCTCCGCCGTGGTCGGGTTGAGTTTCTCCTCCGCCTGACTGCCCGAAGTCGGGTGGTGCGCTCTGTCCATCCCATGTTTTCAGCAGATCGTATGCCGTATTGTAGCGGTTGCGGTATCTTCCCAATACTCCGTCCGCCAACAATCCGTCATGCAATCTATCCAACGTGCTCATAACGCCTACGGATCGTATCACTCTCAGAGCGTATTTTGGCCCCTGATGGTATGCTGTCATAAACAGTATGCGTACCTGCATGTTTTCTGATGGAATACCGATACTGTCGCACTGTTTGGAATACGTGACATAATCCGTCTCCCATTGCTCCTGTTGTGCCGCGTGGTTGAGATCACGAGTGGCCCACTGTCTCCAAGCGTTCTCCTCTGCCGCGTTCGTGTAATATGTGGGCCAATTCACGTCGTTGTTCTCGACGTGCGCGCCGAGTGCGGGGGCGGCGGCCTTGAATGCCGCCCACCCCTCTGCATCCCTCTGAGAGCATAGCACCAGAAGACCATAGGCTCTCGTGCCGAACCATTGCATCATCCCGAACGTTATGGGATCAGTGGTGTTCACGGAAGCCCAATTGTGATTGCTTTCTACCTTTCCTATAACGTACATGGCATACATGCTTTGATTTGACATTATTTACTCATTACTGTCATGTCCGATGTTTTTGCTGTAGGAACATTGACTGACCCTACTTTATCAGAGTACGCCCCTTGATTAAAAACTGCACTTTCGGTAAATTCGATGAAGAAAGTTGAATCTGCAAACGTGCTTGTACCGTCGTTTGAGAGATAAATTTCTCTAGTAGAGTTATCTGAGGAAATCTTGGAATAAAACTCTATCGAGTCACCATTAAATAATGCCCTTTCTGAAACAACTCTGCCACCTGAGTTTTTGTCTGCCATTATTTCAAATTCTCTGGAGTGATATGAGTTTGTGATTTTAATTTTATGTATTTGATTAGATGCTGGAATGCAGCATATTTTAATACATTGTCCGCTTGTTATTGGAGTACCGTCTGATATTTTCGTCCAATTGTGATATGTTGCCATATTGTTTGAATTCAATAGGTGATTAATGTCCAGAATATTGGAAAAATTAATCTCTCTGCTGTTTAGTAAATTGATACTAAATGGGTTGAGAAAGTAAAAATCAGAAAACATATAATGGATAGGTATCCTTATCCTCATCCCAGACACATTAAGTAGCGTAGTTGGGCCTGTTTTGAAGATCGTGCAGTTTGAACCCTCCAATATTTCCGTATTATTAAGATATGCAAATAGACCATTCCCAAAATAATTGCAGTGATCTACTCCAGAATCAGCCGAAAAATAGGTTTGTAGAGTATCCATATATATATCATGTATTTGAAGTTCGCTGGAAGACTGCATGCAATTAAATCCAACAGTAATCCTGTTTGACTGATTAGTACCTCCATATATATATATGTCAGAAAATTGTGAATACCCCCTATGTTTTATCCCGATATCACAGAAAAATACTCTAATGTGATTATACTGTGAATCATGATGGCTGTCGATGCCCGTTCGTGTCTTATTGCTTGTATCATCATTCCATTTACCGCCCCAGATGTCTATATTGTCAGCCATTACGCAAGTGGCTTCTGAATTGTCTAGCGCCGTATCTATGGCGTTTAATAATTGCATATTTCTCATGATTGCGTCATAGTTTGTTTTTACTTTTATACATCGCAACGCTTTTCTATTAGCATCCCAAATACCGCCGTCTAGCACGAATCGCGTTCCCGTCCAGTTTATCGCTTCTACATACAACATTTCGGGCATATTGTCAGTCTGTGCGATAAATCTTGCAGATGGTGATGCAAATATGGAAAATGAACTTCCTGTTTTGATATTGACGGATATTTTATCAGAAAGTAAATACGTACCCTGAGGAAAGTATAATCCCATATATTCGCCGCTTTGTATCAATTCGTTTACGCTAGAGGATATATCGTTTTCCCCTGAATTGTCGATGCCTAGGGCCACGACATTGCCCGTTTTTTCTATTGTTTTCTTGTCAGCCTTTAGACTCAGTGATAAAACTGTTCCCTCAGAATCTGCCTTTTTTGTTAAAAAATCGTCTATTTCAGTTTTGTTGTATGTGGTGTTTTGGGGAGCCGCAGCTTCCGCTGTCTTCCGTACCTCGGAAATCGAGTCTGATTGCTCCTTGATAACGCCGTCTATGGAACGCATGTTGGCGTTATGCCCGTCTCTGAGGTCGGCGGGATCTTTATCGCCATAGAGGTCGAGTCCGTAGTTATCCGTCTTGCTGTATACTGCTCCCATGTTACTTGACTCCGTTCTTCATGTCTTGTATGATGTTGTCGATCTGATGAAGTTTCTGATCCATGAGGATCATGGCATTATTATACCCGTCTCTGAGGTCCTGCGCGTCGGCATCCTCATATAAGGGCAGATGGTAAAACGGCGTGCTCTTCATGACTGTTCCCCTCCTGAAACGGGCGTAACCCTTGGAGCCGTGTTGCCGAATATGCTGACATTGCCTATCACGGACGTCTCCTGAGCGGTATGCTTGGCCGCCTCCTCGCAGGTCAGTGTAGCCATCTGATCCACACGCGCACCGAACACAGAGAGATTCCTGAACATGTCGCGCTGAACCTTTTGAGTGTTCTCATAAGCCCCCGTGGTGGGATTGTATTCGAATACGCCCTTATACAGCCCTTGAATAATGGACAACATATCGTCAAGCCGCGAGTTCACGGACTTTTCATAAGCCTCTTGCTCGTCCGCAAGGTCTTTCTGAGTCTCGTCCGCCCAGTCTTTCATGTTTTCCTGATACTGAGTCCACACCTCACACAGATGGCGAAACATGTGCGCGAGTTCCTCCATTTTCTCCATCGTGGTAATCCCGTCGCGGAACGTGAACGGCACGCTGGAAACGGTAGGGGAGTTCTCTCCCCTGAAATATGGCCACATTCTCTGTGGATCATTGGTTACGTCAGATACCATAATACATTCCTCCTATGTTCCCTGTCATCATAGCATCATAGCCGGTATGAACGCCCATGAAGCACGATTCAAGCGAGTTTATTACATCCATGTCGATGTTGAGCATCGCCCTGCGATAGGCGACTATCAGATCAGCGGGCGACATGCCACTGTAGCCCGTCTGCTGTGACGTGCTTTTCCCGCTCACATTGCTGTGTTCGTATTCGTTGTTGGATTGAGTTGTGGAGTGATTGCTGCCCGTGGATGATGATGTCGTGTCGTTATTGGTATTGGCCAAGCTTTTGTTGGCATGCGTGGCGTAACGCTCGAAATTATCCTCCATACCCGTCTGAGGAACCTCCGAATCATACGACTCGGAGGATGTGGTGCTTTTGGAACCCGTTGTCGAGCTGCCCTCCGATGCCGTATCCTGAGTGCCGTTGGCCTTGCTGGATGATTGTGCCGTGCTGTCGCTGTCGCCCAGGCTTTTGACGTTGATGGTGGACAGTGGGTCTATATCCATGCGCGTGGTGAGATACAGCTGATTGAAATAGGACATGTTCTCGTCCATGGTCCTGCCGAGATAGAACCTAAACATCTCGAACGTCTCGGCTCCAATCTCCCTTAATGCGAAATGCTGGACAATCTTGCGATTGAGCTGCGCCCTGTAGTTCTCGTCGAATATGGGATAATGAGCCGAGTCCAAGTGCAATTCCTCGGCATTGTCGTGGCCCAGTGCTATAATCTCCCCTAGTGTCATGGTGTAATCGCCCTTATCGCCCGGCATGGCAAATTCCTGAAACTCGTGTGACTCACTCACTCTCGCTACCTCCCTGCTGTACGTCGATGATCCCCCCGCTATCAGGATCAGCCCAATTCACGCCCACATTGAGTTTGAACAGTCGGTTAATCTGATCGCACGCCTGTTGCCGTGACTTGAGGTATCCGGCCCTGTAGATGTCCACACGTTCACTTCCCGCGTCCACCTCGTCGGTAATGAGACGTTCTTTCTTCTCGGTGTTGCTGTTCTGTATACCGAGAAAACTCAGCGCCTCGTTCATGACCTGAGCCTTGGCGTTCAGCAGTTTGTCTGCATTGAATGGCGTGACGTTCGGGAACGATTGGATCATCCCTTGTACATCGAGAGAATCATAGGTGAGTATGGCCGGTTCGCCATCCTGTCGCTGTCTCAGCGCGTTCATCACGGTAAGTTTCTGTTTTTCGTCGCACGATATAATCAGCGGGATGTTCGTGTTGTCGATGTTTACGTCGAGAGACCTGTCGAGTCGGGCCAAACGCTCCGCATACACTTCCAGCAAATCAAACATGCTCACTCGGAGAACATTATCCCATATGGGCACGCACTCCTTTGGCCCCAGTTGCTTGTAATGGTACCCCGTGCCATATGGTTGAAAAACGGTGGGGTTGAGATATGGGTTCATAGAACCCGCGAAATTAGCCTGTGTAGCCATATACCTGCCAATAGACAGGTCTCGGAAAAAGAGCGCCATCTGCGACTGGAACAGAGTTATCTCTAGGAACCTTTCATCTATTTCAGACGGTAGTCCTGTCCAAGTAAAGCGAGTCACGCACAGCATCTGCAATAGCTGATAGTACATGCGGACGCGCCTGAACTGACTGTATTCCATGTAATTGCCGCGTCGAAGTTTCTTGCCGTTGCGTGGCATGAAATTCTCGTAATTGTAGTTAGCTCGATTGAGCTTGTCCTGTCTCCGACTCATATGGCTCTCCCTAATAGCTGATTCCGGCGATCTTGTCGTTGTCCGCATAGTCCGTCATGCCGATATACTCCGGCTTTGCCCATACCGTCACGCCTTTCTCGAATATACCACGAATCGCCATCCGATACTCTTCGGGGCATGTGGTGGAGGATAGGTATGTTTCATGCATTTTCCAATACGTGAATTTGCTCATGCACCGGAGATTTTCGGGCGGTACGATAAAACGCTGGACATAGTAGCCGTATCGAAGCCAGAACTCGCCTATGTTGCGCATTGCCGAGTCCGAAAGCCGTTTGAATCTCAGGTGCACCATGAGCTTATTGGTCGAATACATGAGAGACTCTCCGCCCGCTGATCCGCTCATTGAGGGCTGTACCGTGTTGGCGCTCTGTACCTGAGCGTTTATTCCGGCGATGGTGTTGGCGTAATCCCCTTGCATGGCGGCTGTCGCATAGGCTGCGTTCGTATCCGCCGTGGCCTGACTTGTGGAATTCTGCAAGCTCGTGGTGCTACGGCTGTATGTGTTCGCCTGTGAGTTCGTGGCTCCCGATGCGTTGAGATTGTTGGCCATCGTTGCGTTGGATGTTCTGATGTTCTGGTCGTAGGCCTGTTGGTTGGAATATACCTGCAAGCCGGCCCCCACCGCTGATCCGACAGCTCCCGCAGCGTTGCCCGTGGCAATGCCGGTGGCCACGCCCGTGACGCCTGTTCCCACGGCATTGATCTGCGCCATGCGATTGTTGAATGCCATTTGAGCCTGATCTATGCCTGTCTGAGTGATTGTGGCGCTGTTGGCGATGTTGGTCATGGCATTGCGATTGCCCATAGCCAGATTATTGGATGACGTGTTGTAATTCATGCCGATGTTATTCAGTGCCAGTGCATTGTTGATGCCCATCTGTGTCTTGGACTGTGACCAGTCGGCGGACTCGCGGGCGTAGGCGCGACTGTAGGCAGTGGATTGCAGATAGGCTATCGTGCCATTGTTGACCACGGCGAGACGCGGAAAATCGGAGAACCCTATCGCGGCGTTGAACTGCTCCGCCCCGGCGTAGGATGAAGTTTCCTGGCCCATGTAGTTGAGTGGACGGAATGTCGCTCTAGGCTGTGGGGCCGCGTAGATGGAGCTTTGCTGTATTTTCAGATCGTTGTCGTAAACGAATTGCGGTTTGATAATGAGACTGCTACCTGTCTGCATGGTGAGTTCAATGTAGGCGTACGGATATGTTGAAAACTTGCTTAGTTTGGCATATCTTTCGTTCAGACTTTTCATGAACAGATCGCGGAAATTCTCCTGCTTCATGAAGTCCTGAGAGTCAACAAGATCGCCGTACATGCGATACATCTCGACCCCCGCAGAAGCATTGTCGAACGGATTGACCCTCCCTGATAGCGTACTCCAAATATGGGGAATGATGAACACGGCCACGATCCCCTGAGTCACCAGCGGATACTGAGATGCCACGTTCATAAATCTACCGAACTCGGCGGGGCTGGGGAAATAGTATGAACTCGTGCCATTGGGCAACGGGCCGTCGACGCCTTTGGCCGTATGGACCACGGGTGCCGCGTCCGTACCCGGATTATCCTCCAGGGCCGTAGTAGACACCACAAGCACACCTGCCGTATATTGACTCGCATTGCTCATCCACGTAGTGCATACATCATCGACTATCACGCCATCCGACCCGACGTCCATCCCCTCCGGTATATCGAGGTTTGCGCGGCCATTGTCCTGCATGGCGTTTTCGTTGGCTATGCCGATATGCCCCCGCTCGACAAAACAGCGGCCAAAATGCACGTCGAACTGGAACGATGTCCACAGATCCAGCATGACCACGAACTCGGTAGTATAGGCGTTAACGTAGGACACCGCCTGTACGAAATAGAACCATCTTCGAGGAACCTCCAGCGACGGATAATCATTGTACACCACCATGTAATTGTATTTGGATGCCTGATTGAACGGTATCTCCAAACGTACCGGAGCGCCGAACTTCGCCATGACGGCATGGCTTACCGTTTTCGTCTCACTCAGCGACTGGAACCACGAGTCCCTGTCCTGCTCAGAATCGAATCGCACAAGGTCCCTGTACGAGCTATCCCATGGCACGTTGCAGAGCATGATTTTGGTGTTCGGTGTCCATTGCGCCCAACTGAAGCCCTGTTCCTGATCGAAAGCCTGTGACATGCGTATCCTCCAAAAGTAAAGCGAGACGGACATCATGCCCGTCTCGCTCGATTATACCTCACTCCATCGTGTCATGCAGTGACGGTAATCTCGTCGGTGCTATTGGACTTCATGAACACTGTTGCCTTGAACGTGACCTTTCCCGCCGCGATGTACTTGACGTTGCCGTCCGAGTCAACCGTGGCCACGCTTTCGTCCGAGGACTCAAACGCGCTCAACACGGAAAGGTCGACTGCCGCGTCCGCCGACGTGCTTCCCCACATATTCCCTCGAACGGTGAGCTTGGCGGTATCGCCGACCTTTGCCGTCTTGTTGTCGGGCGCTCCCAAGATCGTAATGGAGGTTACGAATCTTCGATCAAAGCCGATAACGCCGTCGCCGGTGATCTTTACCTTGTACGAACCGGATACCGCCGAGGTTACCTCGGGTATCGCCGGATCGATATAGGTTGCCGTGGCGTTAATCGGAATCTCGGTGTTCGGCTCGTCCATGCCAACGGTCAGTACGCCGTTGTTGTTGATCCGCGTGAACTCGGACAGCGTCTTGGCAGTGGTACCGATAGAGTACTGTACGCCCTTGACCGTGTATGATGCCTCATCCTCATTGGCAATGGAGATGTCCGCCCAGACCTGCACGCGCTCCGCGCGAACGGCGGACGTGGGAACAACATCGGGATCGCCGTACTTGCCGAGCTTGAGTTGCATGACGGGCGTAGCCGCCTTGACACCGGTCGGGCGAACGATCCTCTCGTCGGTTGCGGGGCCTGTCCAGAACAGGATGGCGGGCTGGAAACCGGACACGCTGAGCGTCTGCCAATGATGCAGGTAGAAGTTCGTTCCCAGTGACACGTTGTTGCGCTGTGACGTATTCTCCAGCATGTTGTCGTACACCATCAGAAACGATTTCGTGGTGAGAATCGCCTGAACGCCATCCATGCCAAAATTCTCAGCAGGCAGTTCGATGATTTGCGCGTCCACCTCAGCAGGCTCCATATGGAACAGTTGAGCAAGGCCCATGACATCCAAGCCCGACTTGACTTCAGGGGTCGTAAACAACACAAGTTCGGACGGATCATTGACCGAAATGGGCATGTGCCGCGCATTGTATTTCGTGGACGGGAATTTGAGATTACCGATCCATGCGCGAATATACCTGAGCAACGTCTGCGACATGGCCTGAGTGGAAGACATATCCGCCACGTCGGGAACATTGACACGCCAATAGCCGCCCATTCTCGCATATTCCGCGAACAGCGAGCAGATCATCAGGAATTCGTCCGTCTGATCCGCGTTCTGCTGTGACTGCATGAGCTGGGTGACCAGTTGTCCCATGCCCGCGCCCTCGGATGTGAACGCCTGTCGGGTCTGCGCGTCATTGATGGTTATCGGGTAGAATACCTGTCGATTCAACTTGTGATACAGCGAGTTAATGGGGACCTTGAACGTGCCGAACGCATCCTGTCCAAGATACTCTTGGTTCGGATCGTACAGCTGAGCCGTGGGCATACCCACGGAAATCTCCTGCAAGGTGTCGCCGTACTGCATGGTATTACGCTTGAATATCGCAAGCGGATCGTTCCACGACCAAGCATTGACATACGTGGAGCCGATACGATTCACCAGTACATCGTAAAATTCGTTTCGCGTGGCAGTGAACCGCATCATGTTCTCCATCGTCTCCTTGACGTTGGCCTGTGTCGCGGAATCAATGCGTTGCTGATACATCGGGGACGCCTCGTTGCGCACAAGGTTCAGCAACTGTGCGTTGGAAAGCTCGTTGAGTGGGCGCAGTTTTTCGTCGCCCTGTTTGCCGTTATCTGCCATGAGACTAATCATCCTTTCGAGTCATGATGTCCTGTAATGTCAAGTTTACACCATCGGGGTCGTCGTCGCCGTCGTCTCCTCCGAGTTCCTCCGAATCCTCAATGTCCGCTCCGCCGAGAGTGTCGTCGGCGGCCTTGTCCTGCATGGCCTGAACCGTCTTGACGAGTTCCTCGATGGTCGAGCGGCAAGCCTGTAGATCAGTGGTCAGCGAATCGACCTGCCGCCTGAGATCGGACTCCTCGTCTGACTCCTGCTCTTTCCGCTCCGGTTCGACATCCTCCTGCTGTTCATCCTCGCCCGTGTTCTCGTCATCCTTGGGGGTCTCGTCCTCGTCCTCGATGTTTTCAGTGTTGTCCGCCATGTCGATACCTCTCTGATAATCGTAACGCGCCCCTCTCGGAGCGCGTCACCGTTACTGTATGCGAGCACTTGGGGATACTGACCGAAACATACACACACACTGCCAAGGGACTGCCGCGTAACCTAATACGTGTGACCGGCAGACCATATCTCGGAAAGTTCCATGCTCACGGTAAACTATAGCACAAACTCATTGCCACGGTCGTCGTTGTGACGAACGCCCTTGTGAAACATGTCGTATGGTATCGGTGTTTCACGTGAAACACCCGACAGACACATGTGCACGCCATCCGGTGTCTGCATCTCATATTTCCTCAATCCGAGAATTCTCGCGGAAGTAAATTCACGCTCGATCTTCCAGCAACCGAGTTTGGTCGGGTGCACGGTAATACCATTGGGAGGTTCCTTGCCGATCAGCACCACTGAGTCAGTGTCGGCGTATATCAGCCTGTCTCGATTGTCTCGCATTGCTTTGAGCAGCACGGATCGCGCCAACGCCGTCGTCCACATGGCCACGGGCGGATAGCATAGGGGATTGCGCCGTTCGTTTCTCCTGACATTCCATTGTATCTCGCCGTCCTCGTCAAGACTCGGATCGAGTCTATTGTCTCTCGGCACCGCCCCGAATTTGCCTATCGGAGCGTTTATCATGAGCTTCGCCACCTTGCGCTCCGCGTCATGCGAGGACGCTTTCAACGTCGCCCAATGCGACACATACTGGGAAAACATGCCCATCTTGGCCGCGAATTTATATCCCTCGACATGCTCCAAAATATACACGTCATAGTTCTCCGTGAGACTGATGATGTCAATGTCGGTAAGCCACATGGTCACGAAACCTTTGGTCGAGGTAACGTAATCGCCCTCCTGCAACCACGGAAACAACATGCCACTAAGAAACGGAATACCCCCGTCCTTTAGATCGGCCCTGAATGTTATGCGCTCGACATGGTACGGCATACCGTCATCATGCTCATATTCACCCTCATAATGCACGGGCGTGCCGTACGGCATGGGATAGTGAGTCAGACAGTACGGATACAGAGAATTGTTGTCGTATGATACGCCCTCGCCGTACTCCCGCTCGTTCGTGCCGTCAGTCCACACGATACCACCACGATACGCCATGCGCACATCCGACAGCCACGCCTCATCCCACGGAAAATTCTTGGCGAACTCTCCATACCCCATGTTCCTGCGAATTATGGATATGGCACTAGCGCCCGCCGTCACGCCGCGAATACCGAGACGCTCGAACTCCGCCGCCATACGCCACACGCTTTTGAGACGCGATCCGCCACCGAACGTCTCCATGATCTCTCGCGGTTTCGCCGTCGATACGATATTGACCACGGACTGTATCGTTATCGACCGTCGCGGCATCGGCCTGAGTTTCAACATATAGAATATGCGTTGCATGGACACCAGTATCGAATATGAACGTTCCCCGCGATCCGCTTCACGATACCCGTTTTTCACGGTATCCTTGAACATGCCCATAGCCGTACCAATGCCGTCATTCCACACTATCACATCATCATCCAGCGATAGGTATTCCATGCGCTTGAATGAATACGGTACAGCGTTGCCGTTGACGATCATCGTATCACCGCCATCATATGCCACCACTATCAATGTAGGCCCCTAGCTATTCGATGTAATCATTATAGCGCTGTTCTATCTTCCCCCATGTCCCACGCTCGTCGGGCGACTCCCACTTCACCGCCTTACGTTCATACGAATCATACATCGCGTGTTGTGCGATGAATTTCTGAAAGCCGGTATTGTTCAATAACTTGAATTGTTTACGGGCGCTGATCTTATCGAACTTTCTGGCATACTCTTTCCCGAACACTTCGCGTATGCTCTTGGATACCAGCTTGCGATAGCTGATGTCGCTGTTATTTGTGAACATGGGCGAGGATGGTTTTCTCTTGGTTGCATGGACAGGACTGTTCCATTGCTTGCCGCCATGCGCTTTCATCGAGTTTCGCGCCCTCGACTCTTCACTCATCGGTCGGCGCTGTCGTTGTGCCTTGCTTTTGGTCTTGCCACGATTCTTGGGCTTGTTGTTCGTCCTTTTTCTGGGCGAAATATCCTTGACATCCGATATCCTGTCACTGATCTCATTGACAAGCGTGGCCTTGGGGAGCTTGGCGACGATCTTGGGGTCGGAAAGAACGTTTCTCTGAGACATGGCGTTCGTCAAGGCGGGAATGCCGTATCTACGTGAACTCACGTCCCCACTAGCGGACGTATAGCCTTTCATCTCATTCAAGCGTTGCTGTCGTACGCTCGGCTTGCTCGCATTCTCCTGAGCATAATTGGCGATACGGCGTTGTTTCGCCTTGGCCGCGTCTATGCGACGCTTCTGCTGTCTCAAACCTTTTTGACTATGCACGTATGGCACTGTTATGGCAGACTCGGGAATGCTTTTTCGAGAAGCGTACATGCGCTCTTTTGGCGTGAGTTTGATTACGGGTGCTTCCGTGTATGTCGTGTTCCCCATGTTCTTGATGGCGGAATTGATGACCGTTTCCGTCATCTTCGACACGGCTTTTGCCAATTCCTTAAGATCGGACTTCGGCATTCTCGCTATTTTTTCAGGACTTAGGCCCTTGATGAAATTCTCGGTAAAGTTCTTAGCCACACCCGCCCCCGCCTGACAAACAACAAGGCCCCCGCGCTAGGAGGCAGGGGCCTTTGGTTGATAGTGGTAGACATGGACACGCTAATCCATGCCTACCGCATACTATACACTACTTGATCACGATCTTCAAGGTCTTGAGTGTCTGCTTGTTCGGCAGAATAGTTTTTACAACCTGTACATTAATGGGCTTCTCCCAGTGATCGGAATTACCTCCGAACATGGCCACGATCAGCTGAGCGGACTTGGCGATACCACCCGACTTGGAGAAATACCCCTCCCCATCCTTGCCGACCAACGTGGTATCAAGACAATCACGCTCAACACCCGACTGAGGATCCTTGGCGACTCCGGGCCGTTGCATGATGCCCGTGATCGTAATGACCTTATCGCCCATATCGTCCAACGAAGCGGCATTGCTCAGCGCATTATATGCCTTGGCTCGCTCGTCAAACGTCTTCGGATGAATCGTGCTGATCGTCTGATGTGTGCCGACCTGCTCGCGCTCGTCGAGAATCTCGCCCGTTTCCGCGTTCACTGACTGAATTTCGTTACCTGCCATTGTACCACTATCCTTACTGTTGTTGTTTACTGCAAAATTGATTGTACATGATAATTCGCATTACTGCAAATCTTCATCGGAATCTTCTCCGTCAGGATCGACAAGCGTCGGCTCCCCGAACGTCGCATTCTTGAAAAACGTCTCATTGTCCATTTCAGCAACCAGTTCGTAAAACGCAATGGACGTGAGAATAACATCCTGCTTCAACTGCTTGCGAGCCACACGGGCAACAGTCTTTTCATCTCGAGACGAGATGTCCACCTCGGCGCTGAAACTCTCCGGCTTGCCATCCTTGCCCTTATGAATACCCTCGACAACGGCATAGCGCTTAGTTCTCTTAACCATGATTCAACCTTTCATTACTCCAATATTGACTTCATCAGTAGTGTATCGCATTTCGCTGAGCTTGTCAAAACTAGCGAAGCAGATACCCACCATTTTCACCGCAGTATCATTATCCGACACCACGTCGGCACACGAATAGCGGTCCCCGCCCTTGACATTCATCACGGCACACCACGACACCAAACTAGGGACATTAACCGTCCCAAACAGCGTAGTGAACGGCATGGGCATTTTCAGAACGTCTCGCCAAGTCATGCCGGCGTTTATTGACAGACAGAGCGAGGATATGGCACATATCGTCTTATACAGCGCCATGTCGCCCTTGGTGCCCTTGTCGTAAAACGTCGCCACGAGAGCCACAGCACGACAAAACGTCTCATAATCCCCCGCGATACCCCTGTCCCATTCAAGCAACCTCAGCTCACGCCTATGCCCCTTGCATGCCCTCTTGATACGATGATCGTTCATAATATCATCATCAAACCAATTAGGCGAGCCAACGAACTCGGCATAACTTCTAGTCTGACTATTGTTACTGAAAAATCGGCTCATACCGTGCCTCCGAACCCGCCTGAAACCCTTGCGCATACCCGCGCGCATATTCGGCGGACATGGACTCGTTATTCCAGCCATTGCCGTCAACCGAGTCCATAAAGCCCGCCTTGAAACCGCGATCTATGTCAGTCATGCACTTCTCTGAGATAGGCATAATTCCCCTCGAAAAACATTGCCACAACACCGCCATTACGACCGAACGTCAATGTGTTCATCGCGTCAATGGAAAAACTATCAGCGGTAACCTTGACAACATCACCCCGTACACACACTTCATATACTTTCAATTTCCTACCCTCTTCCATTATTGTATCCTTTCAAATAATATTCCAAAAACTCAGGAGGAACCAACTCAGTATCCTCAGGAGTGGCACTCAAAAAATCGTTACGCCTATCCAATTCCGCACGTCTCTCGCCGAGATCGGTATAATACTGTTCACCAATAATGCTCATTTGCTGAACGCCTTATCTATGGCATCTTGAGTAGCCTTAGAGATCGCCCTATATAACAGAGACGTGTTAACCACTGCATGGTTGCCATCTCGAATTATATCAACAAAACATGCATCCACAGCTTCCTGAACATTATCCAGTGCAGAAAAATACACATTTTTAGAAGATGTGAAATTATCCTCATACTTCAGAATACTTACCTCGTCCTTGAATCGTATAAACGCATTATCTAAATCGTCAAATCTATCAGACGTATACTTGACATAATCCAAGTCAGTAACATTAACAACAAAATAAGGGACTTGCTTAGCCGACCCCGCTTCAACAAATCGCGTATCACCAAACAGCCTAACGCGCATAGACTTAGACTCAAATTCTTTAATAAGCATGATTACTTACCCTCCACTATCTCAACAATACGCGGGAAAACATCACAACGCGGAACAGCTTCACTAATCTGTTTACCCATGCAAATATAACACAATATCACAGCACTTTGAAATGGAATAATCCTAAACGCAAACTTTCATAACCATCAATCCTTAGAAAACGTACCACGCCAATTACAAGACACAGCGCCACGATCAGACAAGCCCCTATCCCGAACACAATACACATAACGACCATCCGGCAAGTGCACCTCATAAGACTCAAGATTGCCACTAGAATCAACAGTGCCACAAGCAGACATCCCCAACAACAACACGCCCGACAAGAATATACACAACATCTTCACACGATTACGCAACTGAACCCAACTCCTTAACAATAACAAAATCATTCAAATCACTCACGGAATACTCAGCGATAGAAAAAACAGAACCCTTTTCGTCAATACTCTTATTCAAGAAATACACACACTCATAGCCCTCTTGATAGAAAACAAAATCACAGTTACAAGTGTAAACAACCTTGTCACCAGCAACGATCATAAACTTACTCTTCATAGTTAACTCCTAACCTATCTACAATATCAACCAACAGAATCATCATATCACAACGACTCAAAAAAACCAAAATCACCTCATATTACCCCAAAAAGCATCAACAAAAAACCTGATTAGGAAAACTATCCATATCATCCACCCCCAAAACAGTATTAGCTTGAAAATCAAGAACAGAAATAACAGCATCCAAATCAAAATCATCAACAGACTGACCCGAATTCTCAATATATTCCTCAGCATAATCACGAATCGTTTGCTCACTCAACATATCAATCTCCTAACATTAACCACTCCGAACCAACAACACAATCATACCACACAACACACCAAAACACCAAACAAAAAAAAAATAAGGCGACACACGCGAAAAAAAACTGACACACAAAGGAATAACAAACACAGACGGGGAAAGACAACACACACACACACTTCTCTATCCTT